AAACGTTGATAAATCAGCGTTTTTATTTTTATCTTTTTTTATTGTTTATCATTCTTTTCCAAAAAAAGGATACAACAAAGGATACAACGTTTTGTCGTATCCTAGAAATCAATATAATTCGCAAAGCGTTCTCCGATATCGTCCTTGGCTTGCTTGGTTATGTGTGTATATACGTTCATAGTTGTTTTAAGGTCTGAATGCCCAAGTCTGTGCTGAACTTGCTTCAAGGTCATTCCAGCATCAAAACAAAGACTTGCATGAGTATGTCTGAAACCGTGGATTTTAATTGGTCGTAGGTCGCTATCTTTCAAAATGCTAAGCAACCATTTTCTCGGTAGGCTAGCAGGCATTGGCTTGCCAAACTCTGTCTCGAAAATGTATCTTGTATCCGGATTGTGTTCTCTCCATTCTTGCAAGATACTTTTTGTCTTATCGTCTAAGCTGATCAGTCGCTTGCTACTTACTGTTTTTGTACGACCTATTTTCTCGCCCTCAAATCCTCTTGTAATGGCTTTATTTATGTTCAGAGTGTTATCGGTCCAGTCATCCCATTCAAGGGCTAAAATCTCCCCTTTACGAGCTCCAGTGAAGGCTAAAATACGAAAGAGGACTATCTTTTCCAAATCGTCGGTCTGAGCGACCAATTTTAAGAATGTTTGAAGTTCGTCTTTGTTATAAAAGTCGCTCTTTTCGTCTGATTTCTTCCTGATAGTTGTAACCACACTATCGACTGGATTTGCATCCAGATATTCATGCCTAATCGCATACTTAAAGATATTATTCATAAGGCCTTTTAGCTTTCGCCCGTAAACTAATTTTCTCGACCACTCATTGACTTGTTCTTGCATTTGGAGAGGAGTGATAGAGGCTATCTTCCTATCGCCTAAAACTGGGAATATATGGTTTTCGAAATTCCTTGAAGTCTTTAGATAGGTGCTTTCTTGCACGGTTTCTCTGTATTCTTCAAGCCATTTCTCAGCTATCTCTCTGACTGTTATATTCTTTCTGATCTTCTCAGCATTATCTATATCACTTTGTAGTTGTAAGAGTGCTGCACGAGCTTTCGCTTTAGTCTCAAACCCTTTTTTCCTGGCATATTGGCTCTTACCGTTCTTTTTGCCAAGATAGACAGTGAATCCGTACGCCGTTTCCCCATTTTTCTTTTTGTAAGCCTTGATTTCCATTGATTTTCACCTCATTTCTTGATAAAATGGGTATAGTAAAAGGCATTAAATGGCCCTCTTTACTATACAGAATATCCTCATACTCAAAATTTGGCGATGGCGAGTGTGGGGATTTTTTTATTTACGAATTATGAACGATAACGTCCAAGGCTCCCATGATTCGCTGAGCGTTTTCAACTGCTTCCTTGTATTCTTTCGAAGTGTTCTTTACTGGCTTTCTAATCAAGTCAATGAATACTACCGGCTTATTGAAGTCATTTGAAGTTACACGAAGAGTCATGTCCAAAATTTTAGAGGTTGATTTTCGTTTAGATACGATACCACCAGCAACAGCACCAATCGCACCAAACATAGCACCGGCAACCAAAGCTTGTCCAACACCACCCGAAACAACAGTCTGATTATTGACAATCAATTCATAGGATACCAAATCCTCGAACGAATACCATCCAGTATCGTTCTTATCTTTTTTTACCATGGATGGTATTAAAGATAATCCCATCGTTCCCATAGCAAGCCCAACTTTTACGGTTCCTTTGATTGCTCCTCCGACCATTCCAGACGAACCTTTAGCCTTACGAGCTCCATTTATACGATAAGTTCGGTGGTATCTGTCAATTTCAAGCGGCCCGACTTTGTCCGTTTTTCTGCTTCGTGGAGCAGGAGATGGAGAAGATGGCTTTTTGACTGGCTGAGGTTGTTCAGTCGGTTCTTGGTTAGCGATGGAAAAACCGCAATTCGGGCAGAACTTGTAGCCCTCTACGGGATTGCCACATTCAGGACAGAATTTCATATTGACCTCCAATGAAATTATATAATTTTTTTATTTCTCTCTATACAAATCCACGACTTCGCCGATAATTCGGAAGTCTGTGCCTGGTGTGATTGGCATATCTTTGTACGCTGGATTCAAGCTATGTAAGTAAGCTTGGTCTTTATCAATGACTAGTTGCTTGATGTAAGCATCGCCGTTATAGTTGAATACTCCGATTACTCCGTCGTTCAACTCTACACTTGTCTGAATGAATACCAGGTCTCCATCTTGATAGTCGGGCTCCATAGAGTCCCCTTTGATTGGGATAACAAAGTCAGCATCTACATCTACTGGCAACTCAATCCGTTCCACTCGTACATCATTCAAATACTGCCCAGTACCTGCAGAAGCAGCGTGGTCGTAGTAGTCGTAACCATAGAGTTGAACAACTTTCTCCGATACTTCGTTTATCTTCGCTTTTCTTAGTTTCTCTTGTTCGTCACGTAATTTTTCAGCGTATGTGATAACTTTTCTTTGTCTAGGCGGTTCTAGTTCGTTGTAGATGGTTTGGATTGGGGAAGTGGTAGGTGATTGAAGAGTCTCGTTTTGAGAAGGGAAAAAATCATCTATTGAGACACCGAAAATATCGCAAAGCTCAAAGAGCATGTCTTGATTGGCTTTTCTATCTCCTTTTTCATATCTACTAATAGTTTGTTTAGTAGTATTCAATCTTTTAGCAAGTTCATCTTGAGTAAAACCGGCTGATTTTCGAAAAGTTTTAATTTGGTTTCCAATATATTTTTTCAAATCCATGTTCCGTACCTCAATTTTAGTAATTCTATAAGTAGATTATATAAAAAAGTCACCGAAAACGCAACTTTTTTTATTTTTTAATTAAAATACTGTTGACAAGTCACCAAAATGGTGATATAATTAAATCAAGCTTAAGGAAATAAAAAAACAAACCGGAGGGAATCACAATGAATAAAGGACTTACAACACAAGAACAAATCGCACTAGCAAAAGAAATCTTACAAGTTAAGAACCGCAGAGAACGCTCGCTTAAACTAGGAGAAATCCTAGACCGTGAAAAACTATCATCAGATGATATGTACGAATTGTATAACACACTATTGACAACAATCAGAGTTTACGGTGACGTTATCGGATTCGATGATAAAGACTTTCAAGAAATGGCTCTTACAATCTTAGTTCTTGAAAAGGTTGAAGAGGCTAAACAAGCTAGGGTAGCGTAGAGAGGTGCAATTCCTCTCCTAGCTGTTGCTCATAGAGCAAAAAAGAAAGGAGTATAAAGATGAATGAACTCGAAAACCCCTCAACAAAGTAAGGGGGAAAGGAAGAACTTGAGTAATAAAAAGACTTGACCTACTTTACACTAGGTCAAGACTTGCATACTTTGATAAGGTTTCACAGTCGGTGTAAAGCGACTGGTTGAAACTTCGCTGGTCATGCGTCCAGCACTGCAATCAACGTGGTTTGGCTAGTCTTTGAGTGCCGCTCGGTAGTTGTCTGTCAGTCCCGCTATAAGCAGAGCTGCAGTCCCTCTTATAGTCAGCGACAGGCTCCATGCAGTCGCACTCGCAGTAAAAACGTGTTGGTTACCTAGCCAAACTGAATCACTGAACCACAGTCCCCTTCAAAAATTTTGCCAATTTGCATCAGCTCCTTTCTTGTAAAGGATAACATAACTATATAATGTTTTTGAAGAGGTTACATCAGTCTTGAGACTGATATAGGAGGCTGAATGGAAGATAAAATCATCGAACTCGCTGATTACTTCATCAGCGAAAACACAACGTACAGAGAAGCTAAAATAGCGTGTGAGAAGCTATTGAAACAGGTCAGTCATGAGATTGAACTCAGGGCGATGGAAAGTAAGACGAGGGTATAAAATGAGACCAAGAAAATATCCGTACAAACAAAAACCACTCTTCCCCTCGACAAAAAGAGTGGTGAAAGCAATCAGAGGGCTTGAAGCGCTGAAAGAGCACTATCTTAGCTTGCCTGAAGAATTGAGGTCTAGAGCGAAAACGCTAGCCGGTGAAGAATCAGACTATGTTACTTATTATGATCTTGAGATTGTTTCATTCGAGCTAAGACTTCGTTTTCGTGAGCTGCTAACATTCTTCGAACAATGTCCTTAACTTCACGGACTTTTACTGGTTCGAAAGTATGATTGTCATCACGAACTAGCTCGATGAGTTCATCAATCATTTTATCGATAAAAGGGCTATATGCCATAACATTACCTCCTTTCTAGCTTTATTATAGCAGAATTGCGAGGGACAAATAGAAAAATAAGGAGGTAGGAACGTGCAAATTTATCTTTATCAACTAAGAAAAGAAAAAGGCATTACTCAGAAAGAATTAGCTCAAAAACTTGGTATTTCTGAGACGGCATATCGTCAGAAAGAGAAGGGGCAAAGCGCTTTTACTCAGGATGAAATGTTTTTCTTGCGTAGCTTTTTTGATAAACCTTTGCAAGATATTTTTTTGCCAAGAAAGTCACCAAAACGGTAACTTAAAAACTCATATCTACAAAGAAAGGAGAAAGATATATGTCAAGACCAAAACATTGGCCGTATGTTACTAAAAAAAGCACAGGAAGGCCACGATTAAGTAGATTGTCCTTACGTGACAATAAATTGATTTTGGATTCCAAGGAATTAACAGGGGTAAAAAATTATGAATTGAAAAGTCTAGAAACAACGACAAGATTTTCTGAATTAAAAATAACTTTACTTGTTAAGTTGGTCTGAAATAACTTTTGAAATGACTTCTACAGAAATTTCTTTTAAAACATTCAATGAAAATGAACCTGCTTTTGAAGCTATGCTCTTGGTCTTATTCCAATTTGTATCTTGTCTAATGTTAGCCAAAAACTCGTGTGCTGCTGGAGACAGGTCGATAATAATTGCGGATAAATCAAAAGTGTAAGTTACTTCTCCAATAAAAAATCCTGCGTGATCTGCTTGACGAATATGATAAAAAACCATATCTACTCCATATTTATTAAACAAAGGTTCGTCCTTTTCTTCGTTGTAGATCACAACATTATCGAATGTAGATTTTGCTTCGACATCAAGCAATAGGTCACGAATGCAGTCAGGGTTCAGTTTCACTATCTCACCTCATAGTTATTTTTTTAAAACTATTATAGCAGAAAGAAATTGAGAAAAACAGAAAGGAGAAAGAATGATTGAAAATAAGCGAAGTGAAAAACAATGCTTTTTATCAGATGCCACAGTGGCTTTATGAACCGCCGTACAATG